TAAAATTTGTTGTATGACCTATATATATATCAGTAATATTAATATCATTACAACATAATTTATACATAATTGTTTTTGAATAATTAATAGGATTATGAGGCATTTTATAAAGTTGTATAAGGTTGTATAATAATATATATATATATCTTTAAATCTATTTTTAAGATTAATATAATTTATACTTATCTATTAATCTTTTTAATTCTTCACTATTTATTTCTTTATCAAAATCATCTATCTTATTTTTTATTTCTTCTTTTGTTAAATTATCATTATTAGCATTTTTTATATCTCCTTTATTAAATTTATTACTATTATTCATAGCATATAATAATCCTTCTAATAATGTTTTATTTCGTGATAGTATCCCGTAATTAGAATTAATAATTTTTAGTAAATTTAAGAATTTAATCTTTTTAATGATTTATAATAATTGCCTTCTTCTTTTAATTCAATAGCATCTTTTTTTATAGATGTTATAATATCTTCTAATGTATATGATTGATATGATTTATCAATATCTCCAAAATTAAAATAATAATTCATAGTTATTTCTATAAAATTAGATTTTATAAATGCTAATATATCTATTTTTATTATTGATTGTTTTTGTAATTGGTCTATAAAAAAAATCTTCTCATCATTATCATCATATAAATAACCCCTTTGAATATCTTTATATTTCCATCTATAAGGGATATTCGCTTTACCAATACCACATTTAAAATCAGTTATAACAACTCTTTTATTATTCTTAAACTTTTTAAATACTTCTTTAAAATGTTCTAATATTCTTTTATAAATTTCTATATCATTATCATCATATATTATTTTATTTTGTGCGTCAATATCACTAATAACATTATTATTAATATTAGTATCTTCATAACTTCCAATTATTTCGTATTCTGTTAAACTTAATTCTTTTAAAATCTTATTCTCCATTTTTAATTATATTATTATTATAATATAAAAGATTAATAATGAGTAGTAGCGACTATGAATATATTTATTATGATATGACTTATAATAATTATCAATCAACGACAATAGAGCCTCCACAATTAGAATTTAAAGAAACAAGAAATTCACCCATTATAACTAATCCTGAAAATTATAATATGAGTATTGTTAGATTTCAATTAGATACACCTTCTTTACCTTCATATATCGCACAAATTCAACCAAATCAAGCCAATAGA